GGTAACGGGGGCAGAACAAGCCTAGAATTGCAAGGATCCATAACCATCCTCTTATAAGCTTTAGCAGCTTCAGAAAGGAAGGCATCATTTGGATTCTTTCTCTTCTTTTTACCCGTCTTAGGTACATTTTGACCCGCTTTAGTTTTCCTACCAGCCATGTTGTATGATGTAATTTGTCTTGTGTAATAGCAATTATAACAATGTTGCAAATGATAAGCAGAGATGATTATCCAATTTTAAAGCGTGCAGATAGTGTGTTAAATTTTTAAATTGGAAGCCGGTCCCACCAGACCGGCAACACACATACACTCTAGGAACCCCTTAAGCCCTAGAACCGCGTGAGCGGCTGACCATACCCATAAATTGAGCCAAGGGCAGGCCATAATTCGCGAAATTTCCGTTGTCCACCAAAAACACCAATAGATCTAAAAAGCCATCATCATGACAAGACAATGATATGGGCTGATCAACCAGCAAATTCTCTTGATTTTCGTTATAAACTTCTCCATCAACGACTACAGAAGGAAGATCACTAGACACAGGTACTGGGGTGGGTTCCACTACGCATAATGGTGGAGACAGTAACTGGTCCGGTTCTCTAACTTCAGATAACCATGTTCGGAAAGCGTTTAAATCGTAATCAGGGAGAGCGAGTTCAAACTCGTGATCCATCCAACCGTCATTTTCATTCGGGTATGGGTGGTCGGCTGTGGCGTTCCATGCAGTATCACCTTCGGATGGATTTAAATAAATCATCTCGACCGACTTCGTTACAAACTCTCCAAGAAGTGGCGTGTTAGCATCATTAACTATGGCACTAAGGGCTTTCTCTTTGAGTTTACTAAGAGGGGAAACGTGTTTAGGTAAATTAGCACAGACGTGAAACTTCCACAACGTGCGTTTAATATCACACATCGTATCAGTACGTCCATTCCAAACATCAGGCGAATACACACGCGCTAAGAAATTGACTCCGCGTGAGCCTCTTTCTAGGACTTCTCCATCAGCAACATGTCCCAGCATTCGAGCGGCCGAAACATATGCTTCCTTCGATAAATCACCCTGGCAGCTGTCGTCTCCAGCATACATACCTTTCTCGTTTAAAGCCGTAATGGCGTCCCGATGTTTTAAGAAACGACCTTCAGAATCCATCTCGCCGCGTTTAGCAACATAACTAATGAATCCGTTTTGTGGAGTATTCCACGGGGCTGTTTCAGGTGAACCGGAGGCTCGTGACTGGAGGGTATTATACCACACTCCAAAACGCGTCACGGCAGCGAGGAAGGTCTGTGAATCGCAGAACTTAACTAGTTCTTCATGTACAGAGGGATGAAAAGCACGAAGCATCATGGCTTTCATCAACAGACGCATTATGTTGTTCTCACGTCCATCCATGCGACTCAAATCCCCCAAAAATAAGGTATTCGAAGTGACACAGATATCCGCAATTCGTTGAGCAATTTCATCATTCCATTTACCAAACGCATACCAAACAATCTGCTTGAGCACGGATTCAGTAAAAACATACATGAAACGCGAATAACCTGCTTTATCTTTACCAACAATAGTCGAAATGTTCCTAGGGTCTGTGACCTTTTGGTACGATTCCTTCTTCTGGAAAGATGCAACAAATCTTCGATAGGCTTCACCAACGGTGTCGGCAACATTAAGAATAGTCACCTGGCTGGGTCTAGCTTGCTTAACGAACACATCTTCATAATCAACGGGAAAGAGAGTGTAAGCCATCGAATCAGGCACATACTCCTCCACAAAATCATTGATACACGAAGCTATGAAACGTGTAATGCGCATGTCCGGGACGGCAATAGAAGTGATTCTTCCATGCACAGTCTGTACGTCATTGGCGTAACACATGTCCGGGGCAGGCGAAGGGCCGATCAAGCATGACATAAATGGAACAACGCCCGGTTGGACGTCTGGTTCATATGTCTTACTATTGAATTGAAAACGAGAGACTCCTTGACAAACAGGATAAACATAAGCGCCGTTTTGGTTATACGTAGTTTCCTGGAAATAAGTGGCCAATGTTTGGCTAGCAGCGGCTTTCTCGGGTCCATCTGGAAGATGCGACATGATACTGGCGGCCTGGAGTTTCACCTTGCTAGATCGTGTGGAGATCTCGCGAAGCATATCAAAAGTCTTCAGACTCACCGTGGCGGCATTCCAAGAACCATTTCTGGCGATCGAAATACGCGCGTCGGAAGCCATCGAGCGGATGACATGGTAGTCACCAACAAGAGGTTTAAGACGATTGAGAAACCGGGTAGCTAACAATGCGGCGTGCACTGCGGAGTAGCCTCTAGTGATCGAAATGGGTGTGAGAAGAATTACTTGGCGATGTTCACTAACATTCCTTCGTTCAACGGAGTAAACAACAGTTTTAATGAAGCTTACGTATCCTTGAAGGAGAAATAGTCGACAAATGGCTTCAGAGAAATTGATAGTATCAAAATCAAAACCAATAGTTGTCAAAACGTCACCGTTATAATCCCAAAGCGCATGTTTAAAATGTGCTCCACCATCAACACGCATGTCGATCTCATTATCAACAAAGCGAAAACGACCATCCAATGTTTCACCCGCACATGACTCCGGAGCAATGGTATAAACCAATGTAGGTTTACCTGCTAGGAGGACGGCTGGCATGTTCATATGGTAATCATCATCAACAGCTACAAAGAAATGTTTAGGCAAAACAGGGTCATCACGTGGATTAACCAACGTGTCTTTAGCCCAATAATACCTAAATTTTCCATCATAACCGGCTTTTTGATCAGCTCTGGACATCTGCAGAAAGTACGGTTTTAAACCTGTCTCGATACCCAGTTGGTTGGCAAAAAGAGAAATTGAATTTCTCTCCGCGGCGCTCTTGGGATGAGTATGGTTCGGTGGTACGACAACAGATGGGAAGGGGTTCGACTCAAACGCATTGCGGATGAGACGTGGATCGAAAACGACGCTATTAGACTTAGCGATCGTCTCAGTGAAGTCACCAAGTTTACTGAACGATTTGTATATCAAAAAACCATTTAGATAAAATACTGATATAGTTAGTACTGACTTCATTTTATAGAATTTAC